ATCTTCCATTGCTTTCTTGTACCAATCAACGCTGAAATGCGGTACAGAAGGTGGACTAAGGCTGAAAGAACCGCTTATTGAAAAATGCGGTAATTTCAAGGAAGGTAACGACCAACTGAAATTGAAGAAACTCTTTATTTTGTCGATTGCGTTACTTACTATGGTCTTTGCACCTTCAAAGATACTGCTGAACTTTGATTTGATACTTTCAAGTATGCTGCTTACAGTAGATTTTGCACTGTTCAGCCCACTTGAAATAGTGCTTTTCACACCATTAACCACATTACTTACCGTTGTTTTAACACTATTCCAAACATTGCTGAAAGTGGTCTTGATACTGTTCAAAATATTCGTTACAGTGGTTTTAACTGCATTGAACACATTGGAAATAGTTGTCTTAATCGCATTGACCACATTTGTTACCGCTGTTTTTATAGCGTTCCAAATGTTGGTGAATGTGGTTTTTATAGCGTTCATCACCGTTGAAACGGTTGTTGAAATAGCGTTCCAAACATTGGTGATTGTGGTTTTTACTGCATTAACCACATTGGTAATTGTGGTTTTGATTGCGTTCCAAATGGTTGTGAAGGTGTTCTTGATACCTTCCAAGATAGGACTAAGGAAAGCAACAATAGCGTTCCACACATTGGAAATAGTTGTTGAAATAGCGTTCAGGGCATTGGATACTGCTGTTTTGATTGCTTCCCATGCTGCAAGAATGTATTCCTTACAGTTTTCCCAAATGAATTGAAAGGGAAGTGTAATCAGTTCAAAGGCTGCTGTTATCAGCTCCACTATGAACATGATACCGACCTGAACAACATTTTTAATTGTTTCCCATGCAGTTGAAAGAAACTCTGTGATACTGTTCCAAATGCTGCTGAACCAATCCGCAACAGATTGTAAAGCCCCGGAAACAGTTTCAACAATCGTGCTAAAAGCACTTGATATAAATTCAGCAATCGTGTTCAACACACTTTGAATTGTTTCCCAAATAGAAGTGAAAACACCTGAAACAGTTTCCCACAAATTACTGAAAAATGTACATATAGCTTCAATAGCCGTTCCAAAAGCACTTTTGATAGCTTCCCAAACAGCAATAACACCATTTCTGAAATCTTCGTTGGTGTTCCAAAGAACAATGATAGCAGCAACCAACCCGGCAATAAGGGTAACTATTAAAACAATAGGATTTGCGTTCAAAGCTGCATTGAATAACCATTGTGCTACAGTTGCACCTTCATTTGCTGCCTGATATGCCTGAAATGCAGTAGTTACCGCTGAAACAAGGCTTGAAATTCCCATTGCAACCTTGAATGTAACAAGGGCTGCTGTTACTCCGGCTATTACCGGGGCAATCTTATCAAAATTTTCTACCAATGTGGTTGATGCAGGAATGACGGTATTTGTTACAAATTGGCTTGCACTTCTTAACGGATTTTCCAAACCATCAAAAATTTTCAGCTTCAATTCTTCAAATGCACTGTTCATATTGGCAAGGTCACCACTTAGATTATCATTCATGGTGTCTGCCATATCAGAAGCAGTTCCGTCAGCACTTCTTAGTGCATCCTCATAACCTGATATCTTATCCATACCTTCATTCAAAATCAGGTTCAAGCCTTTTGTGCTATCCGCTGTGAAGGTAGAAGAAAGGGCTGCTGCTCTTTCAGCATCCCCCATTCCGTCTGTTGCTGCTTCAACATCCGTCAGTATATCGGTCAAATCCCGGAAGTTACCGTTTGCATCCATTACAGAAACAGTGGTATCACCAATTTGGATTGCACCATCATCCATAGCATTAGTAATATCACGCATGATTGCAGCTAAAGCAGTTCCGGCTTCACTTCCCTTGTAACCCTGATTAGCCATTGCTTCAAGTAAAGAAGTGGTTGTTTCTACATCCTGTCCGGCTGCATTTAAGTTTGCAGCACAATTTCGGTATGCTTCCCCAAGTTGTGCTGCTGTAGTATTACTGTTGGATTGTGCATAAGCAAGCATATCAGCAAAATAGGCTGATTTATCAGCTTCCATTCCAAAAGCTGAAAGGTAATCTGTTACCATATCGGATGCTTCGCCTAATCCCATGCCAGAAGCAGCAGCAAGGTCAAGAACACCCCCAAGTGCAGAAGTGGATTGTTCTGCACTCCATCCGGCAAGGCTCATATATTTTAAGGCTTCTGCTGCATCCGTAGCACTAAATACAGTAGTTGAACCAAATTCCCTTGCTGTTTTCTCCAATTCAGCCATTTCTTCATCACTTGCCCCGGAAATGGCTTGAACCTCTGACATCATGGAAGTAAAATCTTGCCCTAAATCAACAACGCTTTTTGCAAGGTCAGTACATTTGGTTATCAGGGATTGAATAACATTGGATGCTAAATTTGCAAGGGTTGCTTTCCAAGTGGAAAAATTACCGTCAGCACCTTTGGCTGAATCTCCGGCATCATCAATAGATTCCCCGGCATCATCCGCTGCATCATCCACATCTTCCAAACTATCCGCTGCATCATCCGCTGCATTGCTGACTTTTTCAATATTTTTTACTGCATCTGAATATTCAACTGATATTTTCCCCACAAGGGAAAACAAATCAATAGCCAAAGGTTAGCCACCCCCTTTCATTGGTGGTACAAAACCACTCAAAATTTTATTTGCACCGTCCAACTGCTTCTTCATCTGCTGTTCATTCAATCCCGGTTCAATCTTTTTTGAAGTAACCGCTTTAGGGGCTTTGGATTTTTCCAAAAATTCATTGAATGTTTGCTGTTCTGTAAACGGATTTGCAACAGAAGCTAAATACAGCGACCAACGCTTATCTTCATCATATTGATTCAGAATAGTGCTGACCGCTGTATCTAAGTTTCTATGTTTAATTGACCTGTTCAAAAATGGATAGGGATTACCATATCTTTGATTTATCAGTTCTTCAAACTTTACTGTTCCATACCCACATATTCGGCAACTTCCTTGAAAAAATCCGTCAAATCATCCTTTTTGAAGAAATCACGAATAATCTTTGCAAACTGACCAATCTTGAACTTTTTCACTTCATCCAAGGTTACCGCTGTTCCGTTATCCCAAACCATGCAGTTAGCAAAGAAAGAACAGATTTCATCCTTTGCCTTTGGCAAGTTTTTGATGATAACACCTGTAATCTTCATTGCAACAGCAACACCTACATTCTTAGCATCCTTGCCGGATTTCTGTAATGCAGCAATTTCCTTTTGGTCAAATGCTCCAATCACCGATTCTGCACCAATAGCATCAAGCACCGTACAAAAATCAAAAAGGTTATCCACCGTCAAATCTACAAATTTAATTTCAGCCATGATTATTCATCCTCACTTTCTTTATTTCTTACTTCTTCTTGTAGTTCTCTTAGGTTCAGCCGTTTCCGGCTGTTCAACCTGTTCAACCTGTTCATTTTCAGGGGTTTCAGGAACAACCGGGGTTTCCGGCTGTTCCTCTGTAATCTGTTCAACAAAATTACCAACCTTCTGAATTTCCGCAAAGCGTTCATCAGTAATGGTCAATTCCGTTCCGATATTGTAAAAGTCCTTTGTGTGAACATCAATAAATTCCTTGATTACCTTTACTTTCATGATTTATACCACCTTTCTTACGCTGTTGCAGTAGGATAATACAATTCAATATCCAGTTTGTTCAGCGTGTCATTTTCAAGGTTTGCGGTACATTCAAACTTCACGCTGAAAGTTGTCTGTGTTGCGTTCTTGGTTTCCAGTTCAAACGCTTCTGTACAAAGGGCATTAGGAAGAATGATAATGATATTCTTGCCGTTGGAAAGCGTACCAACATAGGCAATGTTATCAAGGTAATCATCTTCTTCTGTGATGTTTTCCTTGGATACATACTTGACATAATTGTTATCATCAGAAGTATCCTTGACCAAATGAAGGGCGGTAACAAGAATATCTTCTGTCATTTCTGTCATCTGACCTTCGATAGAAGCAGATTCACCAACCTTCTGTTTGGAAACACCCTTGACAAGAACGGTTGCACCGTCCACTTCCACATCAAGCCATTGTGCTTCCCAATTAAACTTGATACCCCCGGAAGTTGCACCAAGAACTGTACCAGTCCAATCCTTGCTGTCTTTGTCATACTTCAAATTCTTATAAATCACACCTGCACCAAGAATAAGTTTCTTGATGGTTTCCTTTGTGATTCCATGCTGTTTAAGAGCCATTGTTTTATTCTCCTTTCCATTCATAGGTATACAATGTAATGCTGATTCTGAATAAATCCGCTTCACCGGATGGAACTGTCATTGAACCACCATAGCGGACATAAAAGGCTGTATCTTCCTGAACCATCTGTAAATCTGAAAAGATTTTCTTTACCTTATCATTGATTTCTGTTAAGGAAAGTTTTGAACCCCTTGACCAACCATCTAAAGTAAATGTTCCAATGGTACAGTTATCCTCAAACCTATAATCAGTTTCAACAAATGAACCAACAAAATAGGGGTAGGATACTGTTGAAGTCCATTCCCCGAACTCATAAGGAATATCAGCTTCTATCAGTTTGTCACCAATGAAGCCTAACATATCAACCATTCACCTACCCCCTTACAATCTTGATTTCAAAATTTCTTCCAAACGCTTTTTCAATTTCTCACGCA